GTTGCAAAGTTTAGCTGAAGGTCTTCCTTTAAATCCTCTTCCTCCTCCTAATCCTGAAAGAGATCCTTCTGTACCTCATGCTCCAAAGAAACCACAAGTTTTGCACTCTCATAAAGAGAAAGCTTTAGCTTTAGCAAATGCTTTAAGATATTTCCCAAAAGAATATCATAGTATTCTAGCTCCTGTGTTCTCAAAAGAATTGTTCATATGCCTTATCATTAGAACGTCGACGCTCCTAATAACAGTGTCTTACCAAACCTACCAAAAGATAGTTCCATAGTATTACATATAGAAACAATATAAAAATAATAAATACATATATATTATTTGCTTTATCTTAATATATAATTATATTCGACTTCTTTAGAAAATCTATAACATTTTTAATGAATCTTAATTTATATCATAGGGAACTTCATTTTTTCCATATTCATAATTTTCAATATAATCATTATCCATTCCCTTGATATATAATATTAAGTCATTATTGATTCCTTTATTTTTGTAGGAGTCATATTTAGAAATAGAACAACTATCATTAAAGGTAATAATTTTTTTAATTTTTTTTAATTTAATTGTCATTGGAAATTTTAATTCATCCCATTTAATAACTTCTAAGAAAATTTTCTCAAGATAAAAATCATTGACATGATTACTATTGAACATGATACTCATTGTTAGATCTTTTTCCCATTCGTTGAATTCATCATTTAAGAGTTTGTTTACTTCATTTTCTCTAAACTCTGAGATACATCTATTCAAATTTGCTAATCCTAAATTAACTCCACAAAGTAGAATATTCATGTATCCAGCGCTTAGTGCCTTTCTCCTCACGAATCTAATAGTTGGTGCTCTAAATGGATCCTGATTATCTCTAATAATTTTTGGAAGATCATCATAATTATATAAAATTTCATTACTACTTTTCATTAACGTACCAACGGGATCATAAATATCATTTGTATCTAATATCTTTTTATATTTAGATATATTGTGATGATTATTAATAAAATTATACATTTGATTTCTTGTATCGTAATTTTCATTACTATTCAAAGATTTAATGTATATTTTGTTCAACTTAATAAATCTCTTTTCAAATTCTTGAGTAAACTCATCAATCCATTTGGAAGATTTTCGGATATCAATTTGTTTATTTATATCTGTTCGACGTCTAAACCACATTCTTTGAGTAGTACCTATTAATTTATTCGGCTGGGAGTAGTAAAATTTATAATATTTGGAATCTTCATCACACAATGTAACATTTTCTATTCCTCCCCAGATTATAGCTTCTTCTTTCATCCATTCTATATCCATCAAAACGTAATACATATCATTCACAAAATGATAATTATATATATTTTCATATATCCATGACCATATTAATGCTTCATGTTCTTCAATAGTTTCAATCGGTCTTTCTGGATTTAGAATACGCGATATACATTCTATTAGAGGTCGTATTGGCATTCCATCATCTCTCCAATAATACGATAAAAATCTTGGTTTACCACTAAAATAATAATTTTGACGATGGGTTTCTCCTTTCATTAAATTATAGTTACGGAATATTTCAGATGAATATTGATACGTAATCGGTTTCTTGTCTGATGTTCCTTTCATTAATTCATACCATGGTTCATCATATACAGGTCGTTTATATTGAACTTCCATAACTTCCGTTTCACAGATATTGGTATCATCAGGAGATGATTTAAAGTTGAATAACGCTGCTGCTATTTTCGAAAATTTTTCTTTAAATGTACGAGGACTCATTCCTTTTAAATCATCAAATAATACGTAATGGTCATCTCCATAAACACCTACCTCAAATTCAGTGTCTTTATAATCCATGACTTTCATTATTTCGTATATGGCGTTAAAATTAGTAATACTATCAATTAAACTCGTTAGGAGAGAACCAGATGGAACTCCACCTACTCTTTCTAATACTTGACTATTATCTATGATATACGTTCCATTCATAACTTGCTCTCGAACAAATTTAATCCAATTCTGGATATAATTATGTGTACTAACATCTTCATGATCAAATAAATAAGATATAGCTTGAAGTGCATTTTCAAATAAATACGAATTCACTCTTTGGTCATATTGAGACCAATCTCCAGAATAAATATATTTTCTTTTTTTCATATGATATCGTAAGTAATTCCATGACAACCCTGCTCGTCTTACTCCAAGCATTATAGGCGTATTACCAAATAAACATTCTTTATTATAAAATTTGATTCTACTCATAACTGGATACCAAACGGGGTGATTTATCCATTGTTCGATACCATCTGGTAAGGATATCACTCGACCAATTGGTTCATCGTGCCTAGCCTTGTTGACTGCCTTTTCCCAATTAATTATTTTAGGACGTGACGCCATTGTCCAATTTATTTTAGGTTGAAATCCACATTCTTGGGATGTCCAATTATTATATATCATCTCGTAAGCCCCAATCATGAGGGGTACACATTCCGATTTCTTTTGGAATCCAAGATTATTAAGTACATATCCTGGATTGGCATCCAAGTTGACTTCAATTGTTTTCATGACTTCACAAAGGGATTGAATTTTAATTTTTTTTAATTCTCCTGGATAGATTTTTTTTGCAAGCATCTTATAATCTAATTTAAACATACCATTTCTGGCTAGTTCTCTGGTGTCACTATCATTTGTATTATAACTTGTTAAATAACGTATTTTGTCAACCTTAGAACCACCACATCTTATAAAGTTCATTGCTTCTTTTAATTTTTTTAAATTTCCACCACCAATTGCTGTCATGTTTTCTATAAAGAATTTATTCAATTTATAATTTTTTTTAGAATTTAAAATTGTAATACTATCGATGTCACGATTATGCACATCTTCAACAAAGAAAACACTACAACTACTTTTATTCTCTTGGGTTAAAAATGGTTTTAATTCGAAACTACTCATATTCAATAAGTTATTAAGTTCTTTTTTATTATTTAATTTGAATAAATCATGGCCGACGTTTTGGGAGTTCTTAGATAAATAGGATAGGGCTATATTAAGTTCATTCTCAATATCGCCGCCCATGCGATATTTCGAAATTAAAGGGCGTAAATCGCCATTAGTTGCTGTTAATTCCGCTAATAACCTTTTCAAGGCTTTCTGAATCAAGAAAGGAAAGGTTATGATCATTTATCATTTGTTGAATTTCTTCTTCTAATGCTTTCGAATCAGAAGGTTCAATTCCACTTAAATGAACTTTGGTGCAATATTGAACATACGAATCATCTTCTTTTGTTAATATCCATTGATTAATTTCGTTTTCGACGAGTCGGTTTCTATACATTTCATAGTCATCAAGATATTCGGATTTCCTAACTTTTTCATCTAATTTGGACCAGGTCATTTCTGCTTTCTTTGTAGCTTGTTTCCTTTGGATATCCATTAATTTATAAAATTCAATGCTTATCTTATTTTGAGCATAACATTTCTTTTCTAAAGCTTCTAATTGTTTTAACTTTTTTTTATAATCATAATTAATTTGATTCTTTAATTCTTGAATTTGTCTTTTCTCATTTTTAAACTTGGCTTTACCCTTATTTACGGCTTCTAAAATCACTCTTGCATGATTGATTTTATTAAAGTCTTCGGCATCTCTTTTCTGTTTTTCTAACTTTGTCACTTCTGAATTAATCTCTGCTCTAATTTTTCTGTCATGAATAACGTTATAGATTCTCCAAGAAAATAAAATATCATTATTTTGGCATTCAGTTTTCTGTTTTTCACTATAATCTATTAAAACTTGCCTATAAATGTCATCCTCGTTATACCTATTAATTAAGTCTTGCATTTCGGTTTCAACCTTAGTTAAAGAGGTTTTAACAATGTAAGGATTAATTAATTTACACCATTTCGATTTATCATTAATCAAGTCCAGAATATCTAAGGATTTAACTTTATTTGACATTTCTATTTAGTGGAATTAAAGTGACCTTACTAAAATTACTTTTTTAAAAAAAAAAATAACTTGTATTATAAAAAATATACTTTAAATTTTTTCAGTATATTTAATTAATGACTTTTTCTTTATAATATTTTATTATTTAACTATTTACTTTATAAATTTATATTAATTCAATAAAAAAAATTTTTTTTCTTTTTATTTATTTATTTTTTTCTATTTTC